ATCCCAAGATTTTCTTAAAGGATATCTTACAGATACTTTTAAAGAACAACCCGCTATTTCATTTACTCGAGATAAAAATTTTTATAAAGGAAAAAACAAATTAGCTACTAAACCTGAAATATGCTTTGTTGTAGATGGTGATAAATTATCTAACCACTATAAAATCCAACCCTTTCAGGATCCTAAAATAAAAAAAGATGAAATGGAGGAAAAGGTATTAACAAAAGGTATTGAAAATTTTTCTCAATATGTTGTTAAAATCCTTGTAGTTAAAAATAGATTTGGCAAATCCAATACTTATTCTCCTGATCAAATTGAAGATAAATGGAAATTAATAGGAGGTGAAGGATACCCAAATTATGAAAAATATATAGAGTGGTTAACTAGTAAAGGATTTAATGTAGAAAGTCTTTTAAAATAATTAATATATGAAACAAAAATTAAAATTTGATAAATTAACAGATGAAGAACTAAATCAAGTAATGACTGAATTCCTTGAATGGGATGCATTGCAAGATTATGATTTCGTAAATGAATTTGATGATTTTATATATATTTCATATGATGAAGTTTTAAATAATCCAAATGATGCTGAATTAGGTGCTTTAGTCAGAAAACGATACATAGAAGCTCAAAATAGATTAAAAGAAAGTTCCTCATTGTAGGGACTTTTCATATTTATCCCCGAAATAATTTATCCCTATGAAACTACTTGAAAGACTCCAGGCACCTACACCAAAGATATGGAAACAAATAGGAAATGCTTTTTTAATCATTTCAACCTCTATTACAGGATACACTGCATATACAGATCAACATACTATTGCTATTATATCAATAGTGTGTGGTATACTAGGTAAAGTAATCACAAGCTTCATTGTAGAAGATACAACAACTATATAGTATGAGTTTAAAGAGTCTACAAGAAAAAATTGGAGTAACAGCAGATGGTGCTTTTGGCCCTGGTACAATGAAAAAAGCAATGGAGTTTTACAAATTTACTCCAGTAAGAGCAGCACACTTCTTTGCTCAAACAGCACACGAAACAGGAGGTTTTAAATTATTTACAGAAAATCTAAATTATTCTACAGCAGGATTGCAAGGTACCTTTGGAAAATACTTTCCAGGTAACTTAGAAGAATCTTATTCAAGAAATCCTGAAAAGATTGCTAATAGAGTTTATGCTTCTAGAATGGGTAATGGAGATGAGAAATCAGGAGATGGATGGAAATTTAGAGGAAGAGGAGCTCTTCAATTAACTGGAAAAGATAACTATAAAGCATTCTCAGACTATCTTAAAAAGCCTGAGATCATGACAAATCCAGATCTAGTAGCAACTACCTTCTCTTTTGAATCAGCAATGTTCTTCTTTGATAAGAATAAATTATGGTCAATTTGTGATCAAGGAGTTAATGATGCCGCTATCTTAGCTCTTACAAAAAGAATAAACGGTGGTACTCACGGTTTAGATGATAGAAATCAAAAAACTAAAAAATATTTTGAATACGTAAAATAGTTACCATGAAAACAGGACTAATTATCACACTATCAATGTCAACACTACTAGCCTTTATAGGTACCTACTTTTTTAACTTAACTGCAGATAATATAGAGCAGTTCCTAGCAGTAGGGCTAATTGTATTCGCAGATGGATTCTTCGGAGTATGGGCGGGAATGAAAAGGGAAGGATTTCAAACATTTAAAGCATTAAAAGTATTAAAAACTCTTATATTTTGGATAATAATGTTAGCCTGTATTCTTTCAATTGAAAAAGGATTTAAAGGAACAGCTTGGTTAAGTGAAACAATAATGGCACCATTTCTTGTATTTCAATTAATCTCTGTACTTAAAAATGCTTCAATGGTTGGGGCTATAAAAAATGAATTACTTACTCAAATATTAGACAAACTAGATAAACATAAAGGAGAAAGAAATACTTAAAATAAACAAAATTTTATTAAAATTGGTTGGATATTGTCCAACCTTTTCTTATCTTTATAAAAATCATAAATAAATGAAGAGAATAGAAGATTATAACAAAACACTTCCTATTGTAGAACTTTACACAGCAGTACAATCAGAAGGGAGTAGAGCAGGATATCCAACGGTAGTAATCAGAACAACAGGCTGTACTCACAGATGTTATTTTGGTGAAGGTGGTTGGTGCGATTCTTGGTACACAAGTATACATCCTGAGAAAGGACATATTAGTTTCCAAGACATCATAAACATATATGATAAGAATCCCCACATCACAGAGATGATGCTAACAGGAGGAAGCCCCACAATGCATCCGGCATTAGTAAATGAATTAACACATTTTGCACATGAAAGAAAAATATTTATTACTATTGAAACTGAAGGGAGTCATTTTCTGGAGACTGATTATCCTATTAACTTACTTTCCATATCACCTAAATTTAGTAATTCCGTACCTAAAATCGGAGTACTTACACCTCAAGGAGCTGTTACGGATGAGAAAATGATTAAACAACACAACAAGTTAAGACTTAACTATGAAGCAATAGCTAACTCAATTGCTTATCATTCTGATTATCATTTAAAACCAGTATGGGATGGAGAAGATCAAGAAGCATTAAAAGAAATAATGGGATGTATTAAAATATTAGACATTCCTCAAGATAAAGTTTGGTTTATGCCTGCAGGAGATTCAAGAGAAGCTTTATTTAAATCATATCCTAAAATGTTTAATTGGGTTCGAGACAATGGTTATAGGTTAACTTGGAGGCCACATATAATTGCATTTGAAGATAAAAGAGAAGTATAATATTACTTGGATATTAAAATAGAATTTATTACATTTACCTATTAAAAAATTATAAATGACAGAAAACAGAAAAAAGATTCATAACGATTTAGAAATCGTTCCTGTAGGTTATGCAAACGGCGTTGCACCAGGTTTCCCATTTACCGAAAAAGAAAAACAATCTATGATTGAAGATGCCGCTGAAGCATATGGTAAATTTTTAGATGCATTAGGATGTGACTGGAAAAATGATCCTAATAGTGATAATACTCCAATGAGAGTAGCTAAAGCTTATGTTAATGATTTATGGAAAGGTAGATATACAGAAATGTCTGAAATTACTTCCTTTCCTTCTGATGGTTATGATGGAATTGTAATTGAAAGAAATATTCCATTAACTTCAATGTGTTCGCATCACCACCAAACAATTGGAGGAGTAGTTCACGTTGGCTATGTAGTAGGTGAAGGTGGTAGAGTAATTGGTTTATCTAAACTAAACAGAATTGTAGAACACTTTGGAAGAAGAGGTGCTATTCAAGAACAACTAACCTCAGCAATTCATCAAGCAGTAGATAAAATTTGTGAAAATAATAGAGGTGTAATTGTAACTGTAGTAGGAACTCATAACTGTGTTTCTTGTAGAGGAGTTAGACATCAAGGAGCTTCAATGATTACTACTAAAGCAAATGGTGTATTCATGGAAAATGAGAATTTAGCTCGTGAAGAATTCTTCGATTCAATTAAAATTAATAACGGTAACCACCCAGTATAATGGCTTTAAGAGTAAATAATAAAATTTATTTAGGATGGGATGATGTTAATGATTTAGTTACAACTTTGTGTGAAAAAATTATTACAGAACAACCTAACATTGATTCGGTATTTGGATTAAAACGTGGTGGACTTATACCTGCCGTAATGGTATCACATAAATTAGGCTTACCTTGGTCTGACGTAATGTTACCTAATACATTAGTAATAGATGACATTTGTGATACAGGAATAACATTAAAAAATACAGTTGGTGTTTATACAGCAGTATTGCATTATAAACCCCATACTTCTTGTTATATACCTAATATTTATGCTATGCTGCATGAAGGAGATGAATGGATTATTTATCCATGGGAACGAAAAGATGCACAACCAATTCAAGATTATAAAATTAATTAAATAAAGTTATGACTAAATTAGAACAAAAACAACAGGAGTATATTAATTTACTTCGAAATCAAGTTATAGATATTAGTATGATGTCTAAAATTGAATTAGGAGATGATGTTATACTAGAAGCACTTAAACTCCAATCACAAATCGAAGAACTAACCCCTTCAGTACCTTTTGTAGATGAAGTAGAAGAATTTAACGCCGTAATGGGTAAACCAAATAACTATGAACCAACAATCCCCGAAAGAAAAGAATGGGAATTTGTATACAATTTCATCCTTGAGGAATTGGAAGAATATAGAGAAGCTTGCGAGAAAGGAGACATCATTGAAATTCTGGATGCTTTGTGTGATATTACTTATGTTGCCACTGGGAACGGTACTATGTTACATGGCCTTAAGGATAAGATATGGCCGGCATATCAAGAAGTACAAGCTTCAAATTTATCGAAAGCTTGTGGAACTGAAGACGAAGCTAAAGCAACTGTCATTCAAAGATCGAGTGAACAAGGTGAAGAATGTCATTACGAAAAAGTTAGAGACTATTTCATTGTATATAGATCAAGAGACAAAAAAGTAATGAAAAATATAAACTACTTCAAACCAGATTTAAAACAATTTTTTACAGACAAAGAAATTCAAAAATCATATTTAAAACAATTAACTAATTTATAAACAATTTAAAAACAAACAAACATGATAACAGCAGTAGTAATACTAATAGGA